ATTTATTTCCCTGTGGTGCTTGGCACACTTTTAGTAATTTTTCCATTATTCCGATAGATTAAAGTTTTCATTCAGTACCTGAAATAATACTGCCGTTTGTGGCAGGATGTTCGGGATTTCGGTTGTGTGTGGTTTGTAAATGTGTGTTCCCATATTGTACAAATCCCAAAGTGTGACGTTTTCATTTTCCTGCTCAAATCGCAAATAATTTTCTGTAAAGATTGAAATTTGCGCCTGGTTCAGTGGGTAGGTGTTCAGGCTCTGCCGTACTTCCCCGATTCCGTTGTCGTATGCGACTCGTATTGCGGTCAGCGTACCAATAAATCGGAGTGCGTCCGCTTTGCTTACGTCTATCTGTCGCATCTTGCGGATAAACTCTAAATCTCGGTTCTGGTAGTTACCGAAGTTTTTCAGCCAGTCGTCAACCGAAGAAAAAATTTCATCGTTTGATTTTCCGCTTTTGCCGTAATTAGTTATCATCTTGTCAGCTCCCAGAATGCAAAGGTTATGACAGATTTTTACGGTCGTTCCGAAAGCAACCTGTAAACCGTCCTGATGGTAAGCGATTGCGATATTCGTTGTTAGTTCGTCGTCCTCTCCATCGTGTATGGCTATTGTCGTGTAAACACGTCTTAAAATGTGGCTTTGCGGTGAGTTCTCGCCGTGGATGCTCGCCACTTGTGGCAGAATCGACACGCCAGGAAACTGTCGGCTGTTGTTGTTCGCTGCAAACATATCTTGTATGTCGTATCTCAAGCCGTTTGCCTTGCAAATATCCAGAATGTTACTTATTACCTGATAGTGATAAACATCGCGTAAAGGATTACCGTAAACATCATTTTCCTTGTAAGTTGCTTTCAGCGTTTCAAAATCTAAAACCTGAATTTTCTCTGTGTCAAAATTGAGTGATTTCATATTACTGGTTATTGAATGAGTTATAAACTTGGTTTTCAGAAAAAACGGCTACAAGTGGAAAGTATGTAATTTCCTTTTCTTCTCCGTCTTCGTTTACGGTCTTTGCCGTTTGCCGTCCCCACAGATAGAGAGCTTTCGCACCTCTCTTAATTTGGAAACCTGCCTTTTTCCATTGCTCAAAAGTCCGCAAATCTGCGTTTCCCTGCTGTTTATAGATTTCTTTCAATCCCTCGTTAATAGTCTGAATACTGCCGTTTTCCTTCAGTTCCCGAATGGTCAGCGAAATGTTTTTTATTTCCTGCCGTTTTGCTTTGATAGCTTCATTTGTTTTCATACATTTGTAAAGTTTTGTATCGGTTTCAATTAGTTTGAATAACCTCCTACAGTTGCCGCTGTAGGAGGTTTTTTTTATTATGCATTTTCCCTTATTTCCCGCTCAACCTCTGCAATGGCTTCTTTGAATTCCTCGTGCCAGAATGCAATTAACTGAACCATTGTTTTTTGGCTGTTGCTCTGGAACTCCTCACCGTTCGAGTCGGTTACTAAAATAGTTGCCGTTTCCCTGTCTGAACTTAATTTAAAATTCTGAACTCTCCGAAGTTTTTCATTAAGTCGGTCGTATTTGTCAGTAAGTCGTTTTACAACTTCATTTTTCCGTTTAATGTCCTCAATGGTCAGCGGTTTTACTTCTTCCACTGGTTTTACTTCCGTTGGTTTTACTTCTGTTGCTGTTTCTTTTGGCAGAATGCGTAATGCTTGAACTTCGTTTGCTTGCTCCAATTTTGGAGCGCTTGAATTTGCTTTCATTTTTTTTGGTTTTAATTAGTTTGAAAATATTTATTTTAAAAATTAAGTGTATCGGCTTTGCTACGCTTGGCGCTACCGATGTGAGAATGTAAGAATGTCAAAGAACTATAACCTATCGGGTAAACGGTCCAGTCCGTTTTTCTGTCGGTTTTCCCTCTGATAACCGATGAACAGATTTTAACATATCGGGCTAATCGCTCATCAACCCTATACAAAAATACAAAAATTATTTGAATTACACACACTTAAAACGCTGAAAAACAATCAGTTAAATATGCAAATTCAATATGTGTTATTAAAATTAATCCCGTTTCGCTCCTGCCTGCTCTCATTCACGTTAAAAAAAACTTTTAATCTTTCGGAATAAAATCCCAAAAAAAACGCTTTAAAATCCTCTGCATCAATCCGATAAATAAGCGTTTGTTAAATAAATATAATAAAAATTACATTCATTCCACTGAAATTCGTCAAAATTTTAGCATAAAATTTTGGCAGTCTTACATTTAAGGGTTTCAAAGGGAATTATTTTTTCCCTTTGTCTGTTATGGAACCTCGCAACGCCCTGCCAAGAACTTGCTTAAGCAAGTTTGAAAAATACGCAATATGCCAAAACGCCCCCTGTTAACCCGCGCGCATGCGTGCGACCTATAACATGAATTATTTGTCCTTTCATTTTATTGCGTATGCAAATAAATTTGCTGCGTAATCAAATAGTAGCGACATGAACAGGATACATCAATCGAAGATATGGAGTGAGATCGAACAGAAAGACAAGAGAGGTAACTATATATCTTTCTCTTTCTCGTACGCTAAAAAGGACGGAACGATAGCTGAGTATAGCAATGCGGTATTGTCAAGTATTCACTACAAGGGATCGACTATTAATCTCATGTTACCAGGTGAGGTGAAGCCTCACACATTCCGTAGAATTTGTTTCCTGACATTTAACGGCAAAAGAACATATCTATAATGAAAAAGAAAGATCAAGAAGTATTCGATTTCGGTTCTACTGTATATCTCGCTGGTGGTAATGCTATCATTGAGTTCACCGATTCTAAAGAAATGGTAGGAGACTCATCAACACCAACCGAGTCCATCACACCTTTCAATAAGAAGAATATACAGGTTAAGTTCGTAAAGCGTGGAACTTCGAACAAACAACCGGTAGACGTGATGGATAAGATCTACGCCAATTCAACGCTTGGTGCCAACATAGCCTTCAATGCTAAGATGGGATATGGAGATGGCATTATGGTAGTGAAGAAAGAACGTCAGGAAGATGGTAGTATTAAGGCTATTGAGCAGCTGCCTTCCGAACAGCCAGAGATATTCAAATTCCTGCTGGATAATAACTATATCAACTCAGTTCAGGAATGGGCAATGGACCTTGTTACGTTCTACGAGAGTTATGCAGAATTTATATTCGGCACTGGATCAGATAAAATTGTACAGCTTAATCCTGTTGAATCAGTTAACAGCCGATTGTCTGAGGCTAATGATACCGGAGATATCGAATATCTTGGTTATTCTCTTCGGTGGCATGAAGGCAACCCGGATGATGTGACTATAACTCCTGCACTCAACCGGCGCAGACCATTGATGGACCTGAAGATCCGCAGAGGTTTAGAGCTAAACCTGAAAGGTAAGAAGCAGAAAGATAACTGGAATAGCTATATTCTCCAGCTGATGCAGCCTACACCAGGGCGGTATTACCACGGGAAACCTTACTGGTGGGCTATATTTGAATCGGGTTGGTATGATTTTGCCGTTGCTATTCCAAAATTCAAGAAAGCCCTTCTTAAAAATCAGATGACCCTGAAGTATCACGTTAAGATTAACCGTGAGTTTTGGACTAAGCTATTTACTCAGGAAGGCATAGATATAGCAAATAAAGAGCAGGTTAAAGCCCGAAAGAAAAAATTCTTTAATCAGATGAATGATTTCCTGGCATCTGAAGAAAATGCCGGAGCCTCATTTGTTTCACACTTCGAGTATGATAGGGTAAAGAATTACGAGGTCCATGATATTATCATCAGTGTTATTGAAGCATCTAAGACTGGCGGAGAATATCTGGAAGACAGTTCTGAAGTAACGAACGTTATTTGTTACGCTATGGAGATACAGCCATCACTCATCGGTGCCAACAGCAAGAATGGAAGCATCAATGGAACTGAAGCCCGGGAACTCTTCATTATTAAACAGGCTATGATGAAACCTATTCGTGACTTACTGGTACTTCCTTTATATATTGTTAAGGAAATAAATAAATGGGATCCGGATGTTCATTTCGTCATTCCGAACATAATGCTCACTACCCTCGATAAGAATACAGGTGCTGAAAAATCAATCGGTAATCAAAAAATATAAAAGCTATGTCAATAATCCAGAACATTGAACAGCTGAAAAAGCTGGTTAAGATAAATTCATCAATCCCATTTAGCTCTGTATCTCCATTCTTGAATACGGCGCAGGAAATATACCTGGTTCGCTATATTGGTCGTGAGATTCTTACGAAGATCAACGACGAAAACATGCCGGAAAAATACATCGAACTATGTAATAAGGCAGCAAGTGCCGAAGGCTTACTGGCAATGTGGCTGGGTAATGCTGAATTATCAGTCCGGATATCCGACAGCGGGTTTACCGTGGAGCGTACAGATACTCTTGCCCCGGCATCCGACAGCAAGATAGCAGAAGTAAAACAAAGCCTCTGCATGCGGGCGTTTCAGCACTTAGATAGTTTGCTTGAATACCTCGAAGATCATGTGGTTGAATTCCCAGAATGGGCATTGAGCCGGTATTACAGCGGAACCGTTGACAATTACATAAGTTCAGCCCGCCAGTTCCAGGACACAGGTTCAGTTAACATACAATACAGCCTTCTTCGATTTGAGGAGATGCGCCCGCTTATGCGACAGGTACAGGACAGGTACGTTCGTGAATTGTTAGGCGAAGAATTAGACACTCAACTTCGGTCGAAAGAAAACATCACCGATGAACATGAACGTAAATTATTTGATTATGCCTGTAAATTTATTGCAAATAAAACAGCAGAGCTTTACACCTCCGAAAACAGCATCCGCAATAAATCATCTATCGACCGTACTACGTATGACCAACATACACGCCCTGTGTACTTCGACCTGCAGAATACCGGTAACTTCTACGCCGATCAGGCGCAGTTCTATTATGGTAAACTCGAGCGCGCTTATAATGATTACCTGGTTTCAGCCGGTAAAACTCCTGCATCGGAAGCCCTGGACTGGAATACGGACGAAAAGAAATTATTCATTGATATAGGTTAACGGCTGTGACACGAATAGATATAGAAAACCGCACCTTCGAAGTGCCGGACAGCATGAATGAAATGACAGTACCTCAGCTCGTGTTTCTCTCTGAGCTGATTAGTGAAGTGGTACCGGTTCAGGCAGTGAAAGTAAAGATGCTTATTTTCTGCATCGGCGGCCGTGTTAAGCCGATGAAATATCCTGAGTACCACCGCATACAGGTAGGACGGGATGTATTTGCCCTCACAACTGACGAGATTGTACAGGCTTCAGCGGCGTTCGATTATCTGTTTACAAAGCCCGATGAGGATGGAAACTGCTTTCTGGATAACCGCTTAACCATGCCTCCGGTTCCATTCATAAGATCAGGACGAATAAAACTACATGCACCTGGCGAAGCCCTCACCGAATGCACATATAATCAGTACATCTATCTGCAGACCTACGATGTTATGAAAGATAAAAATCCCGTAGCGTTGTATAACTTCCTTGGATGTATGTTCCGCCGGGATCTCAATCGCTTCAACCCCGAAGACCTGAACATCCGCACGATGAAAAAAATAAAATCGGCTGAAGTGGTGCTCATGATGTGGTACTGGATAGGAAGCTGCCGGTATATTGCCGACAAATTCCCGCGGATATTCCAGGCTGATGACGCACCACCTGCCGACGGCAACCCGTACGACGGACAACAACGCCTGCTCGACTTCATGACGCGGGCTGATGCAGCCAAAAAACAGGAATATAAACGAATGAAACTGTATGATGTTCTTTTCTCGCTTGATTTCTTGCTTGAGCAGGATGAAGCCAGAAGAGAAGCGGTAAACCAATAACTATTACAAATCACGGACTGTACTTCATTTTTTTTTGGATTAAATTTGTCATGTGAGTAAGCTCTGCTGTGAAGCAGGGCTTATTTTATGTTTAGAAATTGCTAAACTTTACAACTCCATACAACTACATACAAGCCGGTACAAGTTTAAGGACTAATTTTTCTTAATTTACCGAACCTTACCGAACCTTACCGAACCTTACCGAACAAAACCGAACAAAACCGAACAAAACCGAACAAAACCGCACGAAACAACTAAAAAGTTGCATTTATTCACTTATAAGTTAAGTTTATTCACTTATAAGTGAAATTGTTTTGCCGAACCCTGCCGATCCTTGCCGAACCTTGCCGAACGAAAGGATTGTATTTTAAGATTATTTTGTATTTTTGTGGGACTAACAAAAATTATTCACATTAAAAAATTAAATTATCATGAAGAAAGCTTTGGTATTTATTACTTCTTGTTTTTTATTTGCCTTTATTTCGTGTATAGGATCATCTAATAGTGATAGCACTATTGATAATGGAATAAGATGTTCGATAATGGCAGAAGATTTTGTAAAGTCAAAATTAAAATATCCAAATGAAGTAAAGTTTAATACAAATCAATATGTCCATGAGGTAGAAGGTTCTGAAGCAATTGTTTTAAATAAATTTACTGCTAAAAATTCTTTCGGAGTAGAAAGCAATTTTGTATATAAAATATGGTTAAGTTTTAATGGCGGAGATTGGACTGAAATTAACAACTGGAGCTATAGCAAGCTAATCATTGAAAATTCTGATACCGGTGAAAAACAAATTTATAGGTAAACCAGAAAAAAAATAAAAATAATTGCGTTTTTGTATTGCAGATTAAAAAACTATTCTGATATTTGCAGTACCAAAAGAATTTACAAAGGCACGATGTGCCACAAACGAGTGGCTTTTTTTATGCCTACAAACTTATTAAAGATATGGCGACGCCATATATCGAGCAGGTAAGACCTGTAATTGTGCCTTTGGGTTCTTTTGGTAGCGATATATTGGCGTCGCTTTTTTTATGGCCATAAAACAAAAACCAAAAGAACCAAACATGAACAACCAAATTTCACCTCTCCTTACCGAAGATCCTATTCCATTTTTCGGTATTCGATGCCTGGACAACAAGCAGGCAAAACAATTCCTGAACAAAGTCGCAGGAGTTATCAACGACACGCTCGACGACAGCTGTCGGGTAAGTAACCTACAGACAAGCTCAAAAACAGATTGCCTATTCGAGTACGCCAATGGCGCCCGCGTACGCATCCTTGTAGAATTACCCGAACTAAATCATCGGGAGGAAGCCGTATGAAAGACTGTATGACCATCGAAAATTTTACCGTCACTCCCGAAATAATGGAAGTACTCACCCATTGGTTTGGCAACGATAAATTCAGAAAAAGTATGACTTCTATTAATGACGATATGATATCCACCTATATGGATGCATTGATGGATGTAAATGATATTATTATCGATGTGCTCGAAAATGAACAAGACAGGCAAAAAATAGACTATTCACTTGAGATCCTTAAAACTATAAAAGAACTGCGTAAAGACATTAATAAAATGCACGCAAGTAAACTCAGTTTGGATTACGAGCAAAAAATTATGAACGGAAAAAATACCGACGAAAAATGATACTTACCTTTTCACAACGCCGAATGGAGCAACGCATCATCTCCGGCATCAAACGCACCACCATACGAACCGATGCTCACAACCGCTGGAAACCCGGGCGATACATCCACTTTTGGATGCACAACCTCCGCAATATAACCAAAAACCCCTACTGCTTTGCCGTAGGGCGGGTACGATACATTGAAGATATACAGATATTGCCTTCTGCTAATACGGTAATAATAGCCCGTGCAGGCAATAAACTGTTTTTTAGCAGCGCCGAAAGTCTTAACGAAATAGCCGTACTGGACGGGTTCGACGACTGGGAAGATATGAAAAACTGGTTCAGGACAGATTTCACCGGCAGAAGACTAACCTTTGAAGTACATACAATCATTTTATGAACAAAAAGACAGAAAAATTATGAGCGGAAAAGACTTCACACCCCCGATAACACGCAAAGAGGCGTTAAATATGATACGCCCGCTTCGACCGATAGCCAATGATGCTACGCTCGAAGAAAAAGTAATAGCCTTTAACCGCTTATCCGAATTCATAGAATTATTACTGCCCGAATAGGTTTTAATTTTGTATTATAGTTGTGCTGAGCCCTTGTGCTTCTGTCCTTTGAAAGCCTCGTTCGCGGGGCTTTCTTTGTGTAAATTAATTACACAACGATGGAAAAATACAACCACTTCAGCTACGGCGAAAGCCTTTCACGTTCGCTCAGGTTCCTGCAGCCCGGTATCCAAAGAAACCGGAAAGTACTGTTTACAGCCCCTAACAGCGACACTCTATACTCCATTTCGCAGAAACTGTCGGAGATAAACTATCCGGTACTCGTAGC